CGGGCGTGTGACCCAGACGTGTTTATTATATTCATAAGAGTTTCGGGGAGTTTGGGAGTTTGGAGTTTAGAGCTTGGGGGACTAGAACGGACTTCTGGCCAACCGAGTAAGGACTAGACCCCATTTCCATCTCTTTTTGACCCAAGAGCCGAATAACTCCGTTTATCTTGGGTCATTAGTTAGACGATTGCAATACTTCTAATCGGATTCAGAATCTAACTAAACATACTATACATCTTTCCAAACCATGACGCAATCGGTTTATTCTTTTTTCTGTGGATAAGTTTCCAAGTTCCCTCATACCACAGGTAAGTATATGTGTAATCTCTCGTCCATTTGTTCCAACGAATCATAGTCAATCCTTTCTCTTTCTATCTGCAGTTCTATCACGAATCCAATCTGATGACAAGTGCTAATGTATAAAACTTACCCACACGTTTCAGCAGACTGGGATGCCCGGCGCGCCCGGTGCCTCCAGCTCCGAGAACCACGGACCTTATTAGTTTATTATTTATTACAGGGAGTTTCGGAGTTTGATCGGCGCAGCAGGTTACAGCAGCCAGTGCAGCAGCTGCCACGCAGCCCACGCCAGCAGCAGGAGCTTCAGAGGGAATAGGATCCCAAGTAAAAAATCAAGCATTTCCGTCCTTTCTAATTCTTCAGGATACTTGTTTGTGTCCCGGCCTGGTATATATACCTTCACCAGGAAGCATGTCAAGATGCATCTCAAAAAATTTTTGGGAGTTTTCTGGGGTTTTTATTCCGAAGGTTGCACAGGAAGTACCAGCGGGCGCCCGCGGGACAAACCTGATGGGTCGAGAACAAAAATGGCAGAAACCTTAGTTTTTTTACGGGAGTTTCGGAGTTTAGAAGCTGGGCCCGCTGCGCATCCTGGGCTGCAGAGATCCCGGCCGCTGGGGACTGGGAACTTTTTGGGAGTTTTCGGGAGTTTTTAAGGAGTTTTGGGGAGTTTGGATCCGTTAGCTGCGCACCAGGCGCCGGGCGCCCGGACTCCGGGAAGTTATCCACAGGTTATCCACAGATTTTTTTATATTAGGGAGTTTGGGAGTTTGAAACTACTTGACAAAAATCGAGGTCCATGAGCGGTCCTTCGTACAGCCCAGGCACTTGGTCCACGGTCTTTTGGCCGAGCTCCATGGTTTTACATCCGTGAAACAATTTGACCTCGCCTCTTGCAGCCAGGCTAACCAAGATATATGATTGTGATCCAGCTGTAGCGTGACGCATATTCCAAGCAATTTGGAATGGAGATAGTACCACTTTGGTACTACTATTTACGACCTTTAATTCAAGTGTAAAGAAACCTGTCCTTCTGTGATAAACTAAACAATCTGGGAATCCTGGCGTAACGTAGCTTTCAAGACGCGAAACAATGCAATCACCACGATTTAAATATTCTTTTAAAGTCTTCCAAAAACTTGTTTCCGTCTTTACGGTCATACTTCTTCTTGTTCTTTATTATCCTCTGACGATACTGGCGTGATGTCTTTAGGTCCTTCGCTATCGGATTTCTCTTTGATCGATAATTCTGTTCTTGCTCCGTTCTTTTCAAATTTACCTCCTAAACCAATCTCACCTAAAGCTTTTAAAACCTCTTCTCTAGACATAGAGTCAATACTACCAGTTCTGATCTCTTTTCTATCGATGTACAATCCTGCAGCTTGCCCTCGCAACCGCTCAGCATTAACAGCAGCAGAATAAGACTTTTCACCAAGAGCTCTTTCACGAAGCCTAGCCAACTCTTGCACATGTTTATTGAGTTTGACTTCATGTGTTTTCTCTATCTCTGCTCTTCTTGCGATAACGGCTTCTACTACTTTTGGAAAGCGTTTGCCATTTAATAATTCTGATGCAGTTGTATTTGCTCTGTCTTCTTTGTATCCAGCCTGTCTTGCGCATTCTGTTGGTGTCAATCTTCCTTCGTTCTCTGTATATATCTGTACAAATATACGTTGTTTGTCTGTTAGCCCATCATTTCTAATTGGATACTTTTTTGCCATATTTGTGGCACCACTTGTGGCACTACTAATTCTTTTATCTACCATGCTAAACCCCGCAGTATAGTTGAGTTTTTACTCATTTTATTTTCTAAAAAACAAAAAAGTGCCTTGC